TCAGGAGTTTGATTCAAGGTCTTCATATAATAATAAGCTCTTAAATAATCTTGTCCTTCTGGGCCACTAAGAACTTTTGATTCTTGTAGTTCTTTTGAAAGTTCAGTATAAGTTAAACCTTCGTCCCCAATCTTAGTACTTATAATTTCTATACCTTTTTCTTGTCTTTCAGGACTATAAGAATATATTGATAATCCTTCAGGTAGATAATCTTCTGCTGAATCAAATATTTGTATTATACCTGCCTCTTCTTCAGCTTCAGCTACAGTTTCTGCTCCTTCAGTTATATCCTGTACAGGGTTACTATCAGCAGTTTTACTTAATCCTTCTCCCGATATAAATTCATTAGCAGTATCATATTCAGTCTCTTTGTATACATAAGGGTCAAAGATTAATTCATTTATTTCTTTAACGGTCAAGGGTCTTCCATATTCTTCTGTCAAATTCTCATAATCAATAATTAGTCTGGCTTCTAAAGCCTCATTAGTATCTCCTTCAAACATTGCACTTATACCTTTAGAATCTTGAATTTGAGCTACAATTCTAGGCATAAGGTCATCAAAATGGTCATTAGCTTTATCTTTTTTATTGGCTAAAATTTCTTCTTCTTTTCTTTCCTTTTCTTCTCTTCTCTCTGCACGATCTTCTAAAGCATTTTCATTAGCTGCTATTATGTCTTCTCGTCTCTTTTGGTTATAATCTGAAATCATACCAGCGAGAAGTTTAAAATTACTTTCAGTTAACTGCGATGATGCCTTTACTAAGTCTGTATGTTGTAGATTACCTTTTCTCGCTTTATAATACAAAGGAACAAAAGTTGAGGGTTGTGATTCATCAGCAAAGGAATTAAGACCCTTCTTCATATCCATAAGTTTATCATGATAAGTTCTAAATTGAGGGTCTGATAAATCGTCAAAAGCTGAGTTATTTAAAAGCATTTCTTCCATTTTATTTATTTTCTTTAGCTTTTCATCTGTATTCATAAAAGGAACATTACCCATTGCTACTGTAAATTCTTGTCTTATTTCTCTTTCTTCATATTCTATTCTCTTTTGTTCTTTATTATCTAAGCTTTGAAGAATAGTATCTCTATTACTTTCAGCTTTCTGTCTATAAGCTTTAATATCTTTCATAAGCTCTGGGTTAGTCTCTAGTCTAATCTTATCAGAATCTTCTATACTAGCAAAATCTAATAGTTCAGGCATTCCTGTCTCTATAGCCAGTGCTCCTACTTGGTGAACAAATAAGTTTGATATAGCTTGTTTATCTAAGTTCAGTTTTTTACCCTTAGCTTGAGTTTCTGTTAATACTGTTCTTAAGACTTCTCCTATTTCAGAATCCCCTATACTTATAGCTGTTTCAATATAATCTTCAGTTCTCCCAGTGATACCTTCTAAACTAATACCTAAAGTTTCCTGTATTTTAATATCTATTTCATCAGCTATTATTTCACTAGTCAACGCTAAGGATTGTTCTTGAAATTCTTCAGCCATATCTGTATTATATTTGGAGATAAGCTTACTCTCTACTTCTGAAGCTCTAGGAATAAAGTTTTTTAAATAAGCATCAGAAGGTGCAGCTTCAATATATTGTTCACTTAAAGCTTTTAGACCTTCATTAAATTCCTGAGGGTCTAGCTTATTGAAGTTTTCTGCATAGTATTGTTGAGCTTCTGTAGCATACTGTCTAGCATGTAGCTCTCCTTCCATAGATTCATAACCTTCAATTAAATATGGGCCATCTTTAGGTTTCTCTTTATCCTGTTGAGCTAAAAAAGCTCCTTGTTCTTTTTCTGCTTTCTGCCTTTCTTGAAAACTTCTTATAACACTAGGCATTCTTCGGTCTGCTATGTTTAAAGCCTGAGCTATTTGATAAGACCTACTAGGAGCCCCCTCTGAACCTATAATTGATTCCTGTCTTACCGCATTGATAGGTCTAGCTGGGGCTTTTAAATTAGGAGTAGTATTATCAAAAGTAGTTCTCTGGTCTAATTGTTGTCTATTAGATAGCCTTAATTTTGTTGGTCTAACCACGCTTATTCACCTCCTGGATTTTCTTCTTTATATTGGTTATATACATTTACCCCGGCAGGAATACCTACTTCTAAACCTCGTAAGAAAGGGTTACTTCTTGGTCTAGTAGAATAATCAGGGTCCTGTTGAGCACTAGTTTTAATCTTATAAGCTTCTAGAGCTCCCTGGTCTATCTGATTTTCTAGATTAGTTTTATATATTCCTTTGTCTCTACTTTCATCTGCCATGTTTGAAGCTACAGACCTCATTAAACTATTTCCTGAGATGTTAGCCTCTCCTGCTGATACTAAAATCTTAGCTCTATCTCTAGCTCCCTGTTTCTCTCTATCATACATTTTACTATCAGTAGCTGTTTGTAGTTGTTGTACTTGACTCTGAAGGATTGATAAATCCAAAACACCAGCCTTCCTTGAGTTTCTTGCATCTAACTCTGCTTGTCTATTTTGTGCATCTATTTGTTCATTCCTAGCCTTAGCTTGACTTATAGCACTAGCTACAGATACAAAGGCACTTACAGCTGCCCAAATCATTTAGTTCATCATCTCCTTTCTAAACTGAAGAAGTAAAAAGGTTTTCTTCGGTTTTTAAAGATTACTTCTGTTTCATATACATTGAAATTTAAAAACTCTAACCATTTTTTGTTCTCTTTAACTGAATAATTAAATATAGTATCATAATCATAAGCCTGTAGAAAATCTCTTAAGAAGACTTTAGCTTTTCTTAAGAAACTAAATTTATGTGTTTCAAAAAGCTCCCTAGTAGCTACAAAAACTACTTGTCCTACTTTTTTATACTCAGTAGAATGTTGAGAACTATAAACTATCCCAAAGATTCCTAAAATTCTATCATAATTATCTTTAATTGTAAATAAGATATCATGGTGATTAATAATTTGAGTTAAAGCTTCTCTAGGACTTTGGCCTGTAAAAGCTTCAATTTCTTCTATATCTTTTTCTCTTAAAGTTAAAAATAAAACATCATAAACATCTTCTATAAATTCAAAAGGTTCTAATGTTAAACCCATTTTTTCTCCTCCCTCTTCGCTAGTGATGTTAACTTCCTAGTTATACATGTTTAGACCTTTCTGTGAACATTGCTTCAAAACTAGCTGTGTGTATTCTAAAAGGTAAATAAGAATCACTTTCTAATCTTACTGATACTTGAGAAGATTTAGCTAATATTGGGAAACTAGCTTCTCCTGAGATAAAACTAGGTGTTCCTAATTCTGTTTCTCCTAAGATAATCCCATTATAAGGTTTAACTGTTTCTCTACCCCCATTGGTCTCTGAGATAATTTTAAAACTAGCTGTTTCTGTGAAAGTTAAAGTAACACTTCTCATTTGTACTCGACCACTAAGCTTTGGTTTCCCTTGGTTATCTCTAATATAAAATTTAGAGAACTCATATACTGAATTATATTTTATACCTATGAAGAATTCGTTATCAGTATAATCTCCTAATACTTCTACTTGATTAGGTTGTGGTTGTTCTATTTGTTCTGCTATCTGAAGTCCTGTCTGACCATTTACAATAATATAATCTTCAGATTCTAAAGAATAAGGTAAATCCCAAGTAGTGCTTTTTGAAATTCCGTCATAAGTTCCTTGTCTACTTACAGAATAATCTAAGAACACTCTGAAAGGCAAATCTCCTGTGAACTTATCTTCTAGTTCCAATCTAAGTATCTCTAATTTACTTCCTCTTCGTGCTACTATGAATAAGTATGAGCTGATTAAGACTGCATCTAACACTTCATCTACTTCTGGGAAATTCCATTTACTCCATGCACTTTGAATTTTCTTATTTTGTCTCCACTGGTATTTATAAATATATAGTTCATTAGCATTTGAATCTATCGCTAACAACATATCTCTAGCTGAACTTGTTACTAATCTATCTATAGTATCTGGAAGATAACTAGGAACATGAGAAGTAATATTATTAGCATTGTTAGTTCTTGCATTCTCTTGAATGTAATACTCTCTAATAGAACTAAAGCGACCAAAAGGAACTAAGAAATAAATGTTTGGTCCTGCTCCCACAGGTTCTACATCTGTGTTTGTATCAAAGTAAGTGCTAGGGTCAATAGCTACTGTTTTAGGAGTTAATGCGGAATCTCCTGAATTTAATACAAATTGAACTTTAGTAGAGAATAACAAAAGCTGACCAGCATAAGGTATTGCATTTTGTAACTTAGTAACATCTTTTGTACTTACTGTTACATCTATAGGGTCTGTATCTAAAACCTCTGAAGCTGTTCCATTAAAGAAGTTAAAGTAATCTCCTGACCTACTTATAATCACACTTTCTCCAGATAAGAAACCTAATCTATTTTGGAAGAAGAAGACATCTGATATCCTAGAATCAATAAAACTAGGATAAGGAGCATTAACATCATTTCCTACCCTCCTAGGGTCCCATTCTACATTCTCTATTCTAAAGTTATTTTGAGATTCTCTAATTATTGTTTTAGGCATTGATAAAGTATCTATTTCGTTTACTAAAAGTTGACCGTCTGATTCAACTATACCTTTAGTTTCTTCCCAGATACCTGAAGGATACTCTTCATTTCTAATAAACTTCACATAATAAGAATCAGCTATAGTTCTAGTTTCCCCTTGAACTTTTAAGATATAACCTTCAGGAGCTTTAGGAGGTAGTCGCTGGAGGTTCTGAACTGAACCTTTGATACCAGCCATAGCTGAATCCCCAAAGGAATCTGAGGTCTCTAAGGTATATTTATCACTAGAATCCATAGTTATTATAGAACCATCAGCTGTTATAGTGAAAGAACTTGGTAACTCTGCATCTAAAAGAGTCTTTAGTTCAGTGGTTATATCATTAGTTTTAATATGTTCTACATTATCACTTGTAGGTAGTGGGGTAGTATAAGTTACTTCGTATGTAGTACCTCCAATTACTATTTTTATATTATAATCAGTTTCAGGAAACCCCTTTTTAATATAAACTAAACCTATATCTTCTATATAAGTGCCATCCTCTGTGGTTTGCTTAGTGGTAGAGGTTGTATCCATATTAGCATAACGTTGTCTATTAACTACTAAAGTATTATCACCTACAGTGGTAGTTTTTATATCTTTCTTAGTCTCTATAAAGTTATTTCCTAAGAGAGTTTTAGTGGTTAAATAATCTTTTAAATGGTTTTCCTGTCCATCTTCATAATCAAGAGTACATTTAATTCCATCGAAAGTAAAGATTTCTAAAGGTTCTAAAGGGTCTCCAGTAAATATCATAAGATACTCTTCATCAGAATCTCTATCTACTGTATGAATATATACATTATCTTGAAAGGTTGAAGCTAAACTACTAATGAAAGTAGTATTAGGTCTCTTAATAATCCCTTCAGTCAATGAGCTAGATATATTTTCTTGTCTTTGTGCTTGTGTATCTACTCTAATCGGTGGAGCTTGTTGTGATATTCCATTATAAAGTCCTGATAAAGTGGTGTTAACTAAACCCATTATTTACTACCTCCTTAATGCTTTTTTGATACTAGCATTATTTAACATATTTAAATCTTGAGAATCATTCTCTGCTCTTATCATAGTTATATATGTTTGTTGTTCATCCTGTTCTGAGAAAGCATAGAGAGCTTGAGAACCTACAATTTTACTTTGAAATAATCTAGCTGATTTAGTTATAATAAAATCTCTTACTGTTTGAGGTAAATCTCCAAAAGTTAAAAAGAATACTATATCTACATCTATAGACTCTTCAAAAGTAAAAGTATGCTTCTCTTTATCATAAAGCCTATCTCCTCTAATAACTATATCCCTTGAAGTATCTGAAGCATCAACTTTAAGAGTATTTGAAGGAACTATAATTTCATTTTCAGTTGATAAAGGAAGTCTATAAGATGCTTCTTGATTAAAAGACATTCCATTAGCTTGAACTTGTCTACTTACTTGATGTATCAAAGACCTAGCGATAGATACTTCAGATACTCCAGTTACATATAGGTCATTTATAGGTTGTTCTCCTATACTAAGAAGTAAAAAGTTTACTGCCTCTAGTTCTGTGGATGCTGTTAAAGGTTTACGAATAGCCATAATATAATTAACACCTACCTTTCCGAAGGTTAATAAAAAGGGCAACCTATTTTCAGGTTACCCTTAATTATTTTAATTGATTGATTAGTTAACTAAAGTATCTAGTTTAAGCTCACCAGCACACTCTGGTCTTAATGTACCATGACCCACTGCGTACTTAGCTACCATCAAGGTTCCCTGTCTTTCTACTTGATAGTCTTTCTCTAAAGCTAGGTCCATTAACTTAACTGTACCTACAGCTTCTTTAGTTAAACCTACTCCTACAGTTTTAGTACCATCCACTCCATGATAAGTACCTGTAACACTAGTATCTGTAGTAGGGAGATTATTAGATTTCTCAATAGTAATCCCAGCTACTTTAATAATATTACCTTCAGCAATTGCTCCTTGACCTCCATAAAGATTATTAATAAGGTCTAGGTTTTGAGCTAATATATAATATTCAGCTGGCTTAAAGACTACAACTCTATTCTGCTCTGGAACATCCTTTTCATCAAAGGTCTGAGCCAGAGTAAATAAACCTTCAGCTAGTGCTTCAGCTTGTTCTTGAGTAGTTGCAGCTCCTTCTACGCCTCCATCATTCTGAAAGCTATCATTAATAATTTCAGTACCACCAGGAAGCCCATCTACTGCAGAAGAAGCTCTAGCGGCTAATACTACTTCTTTTAGTACGTTAATATCCATTCTTTTAGCTAGTTCTCTACCCATTTCTGTAGAGTAGATACTTCTTACATCATAGTGATTCATAGCTTCATCAATATTAGCAATGAATGCATCTGAAATTAAGAGCCCATCAATAGAGATTATTCTTTCATTATGTCCTATCTTACTACCAGTAATTTCTTCTCCAGGAGTATGGTAGCTTGACCCTATTTTACCTGTTACTGGGAATGAAGCTGATTTTCCTTGAGATATAGTTCTAGTGGAAGTAAGTCCCATCATTAAATTATTAGTTTCAAAGGCTGTCAACACCTCACCAGCAAAGATTTTCATAAAGAGTTCTTTTGCATCTCCACCTGCTGTATTTACTTCACCTAATCTTGAAACATTATAAGCCATAATTTATCATTCTCCTTTAATT